AGGGCGGCGCGGGAAAGCTCAATATCCCGATTGAAGGTCGGAATCCAAATGGCCGATTGCTGTCCGCGCAACCGATAGAGCATCTGGCGGAAAGCCCAATGCTCGGCTCGCCCCTTCATCATGCGATGATCGACTTGAACCGTGAAGGCGCGAGCCTTGTGGGTCGCGTCGGCCGTGTCGTCGAGCAGCACGCGAAGCCCTTGGTCGTTGTCGAGCAAGAGGCTGTTGCGGTTGAAGGTGAGATCAAGCGTCTCGCGCCAGTTGGGCGGATCAAGCAGGATCGGATAGTCGCCGAACATCGCGGCCCATGCGCCTTCGTCGGGGAGATCGTTCGCTTGATTGAGTTGGAATTGCAGCGTGGCGTCGCCGACGCGGTTCGTCAGGCCCGAGACTTGGCTTTCGTCGCTAAGCCGAGCACGACGCAGCGGATGAATCCTTGAGCCTTTCGGCCATGCCTGTGTGACGCCGCCCGCTGTGACGGTGATTGATCCGGCCGCGACTGCTTCGACGGCTACCTTGTCGAAGGTAAAAGGATCGTCGCCGATCAGGATGGCGAGATCGCCGACATTGAATTCGCGATAGGCCGTATCGAAAGGGATCACAGTCGCTCCGGCCGCGATTCCCGCCGTGAGCTTACCGGCGTCATGGAACAGCGGCGCCATGAATTCGGCCGATCCGTAGCGGTGAAGCCAGAGATCGAAGTAACTTCGGGCCTGATTGACAGGATTGAATTTCATCTCGAATTCACGGCGCGGAGAGAGCCGTAGAGCACGGCGCTGCTCCGTTCCCCACGAAGACGAGATCACGTCCGTCAGCCACGACAGACGCTCAATAATGGCGTCGGACCAATTAGGCTTGATCGACCATACTGGAAGCTCGGCGTCGGCGGCCATTAGCTGTTCACCGCCTGCTTCAGCGCTCCACGATTGCGCTGCATGTGATAGACGAAAACCTTCTCGCCGGCCGGCCCCATCATCGCCGCCGCGATCTCGTCATCTCCCACGGCCAGGACGGCGCGAGATGGAGCGCCGCCGCCACCGCCGCCTTGCGGTTGTAGGCCGCCGTTGAAGCGGTGCCGTGGATCGTTCTCCGTCAGCACTTCCTCATTCTTCTTCGCGATGATGGCGCGTTCGTCCGGCGCCAATCCGGCAATGCCGCCTGTGTGGTAACGCGGAGCGCCGGCAAAGGCGAAGGGCGAGACGTTGCGCGTGCGCTTGTCGCTGCCAACGATTCCGCCTTCGTGGTGGAATTGGACAGCGGAAGCCGTAATCTGCAACAGCGGCTTCAGGATGCCGCCTGTGGCCTTGTCAACGGCGTCGAGCACCAAGGCTTCGATAATCAGCGTGGCGACCGTCTGAAGCACGTTCGCGATCAGTTGGATGAAAGCTCTCGCGATGCTCGCCAAGAAACCGAGCACGTCTTCCTGGCCGCTGACGAGCTTCGCGAAAGACTGCGCCACAGTGTCGATAAATTGAACGATGTTCGTCGAAAGTAATTCGGTGACGCGGGCCTTCAGATTGACGAAACTCGCGTCGGTCCCTTGCGCCTCAAGAGACACATTTTCGAGATTGGCCTTGAGCGCGGCAAATGCTCGCTGCTGCTCCGGCGTGCCAGTGGCCCATGAAGCCGCGAGCTTGAGGATCAGCGCGATTTGCTCGTTAATCAGGCCGTTCGTATCATTGTAGAATTTCTGGATGCGCTTCTGCGCGTCGGAATAGGTTTCAAGGCCGGCTTGAACCAAATTGTTCTCATGCTCGACCAGGGCGTTGCGATCCGCGACGAGCTTATTCAGCGCCGTCATTTGCGTATCGACAGCGGTTTGGCTCGTATCCGACTTCAGTGCGGTATTCGTGCCGCCTGAATTCTTCTGTGCGACCGTCGCCATCTTCGACAGGAAGGCGTCAAGCTCTGGCGTCGGCTTCGCGCCAGCCGCCGCCTTCATCGCCGATGCGAAGGTGATCGCGTCGTTCGCAACTTGCGAGATTTTACCGGCGAATTCGTCGATTACCGCGTTGGATTGCTGAAGTCCGTCCTCGGGCTTGATCGTGCCGCGAGCAACCGCGTCGGCGATAGCTTCGAGCTTCGCCTTCCGATCATCCTCAAGCTGCTTGATCTTCCCTTCGTAGTCCGCGAGTTGGACATACTGCTTGAGCAAGTCCTTATTGGCCGTGACTTCCGCCCGCACGTCAGCAATCGACTTGCCGTTGATAAGGCCCTTGCCGTGCGTCTTTTTCGAGAAGTCGTCGATATCCCGAAATAACTTCGCATACTGTTCGTCAACGGCCGCGAGCTTCGCCTGAAGGTCGTCCACGCCCGTCGCCTTGGACACGGCCACGTCCATCTGCTCAAGCTGGCGCTGGATACCTTCTTCGGCGTTGTCGATCCGATTCTGCTCGGCCTGCGCTCGACGCGCTGCGGCGCGAGCGGCCGCTTCCTGCTTCCGCCTGGCCGCATCAGCACGCTTGCCCGCCGCCGTGTCACGCTTTTGCTGCTGCTGATCGAAAGTAGCGCGATCCGCCGCCAAGCGAGCTTCAACGTGCCGCTGCGCTTCGGCGCTGCTCAAACCGGCCTTGGCGGCTTCCTCGGCGTATTGGTGGCGCTTCTGGATCGCCTCGGCCGCAAACTTCTCGGCCGGCGTGCGAGCTTGGGCGATGGCGAGCGCTTCGCGATCCTGCTGAAGCATCCGCTGGCCGGCAGCGGTCGTTCGATTCGGATTGGGAGCGCTGACCGGCTTGGCGCTCGGCAGATTGCCGATCCCTAGTGCCGTCTTGGCCGCTTCGTTGTAATTGAAGCCCTTGCCCGAAGTGATTTGCGCGAGCGCCGTAGCGACGAACGCTGCGCCTACTGCGAGATCGCGAAGGTTATTCTTGGCGTTCTGGATCGGCTGCGTATTCGACAGCCATCCCAAGAAGTTATTCCACGCCTGCCCGAGTTGTTCGGTTGCCGTCTTCCACGGCCCGCGCTGCGATTGGGCGACGCCTTCCTGATTGTCCCTGTAGATTTGCAGGGCGAGCGTGCGAGCTTCGTCGGCCTTGCCTTCGTCGAAGAGCCGCTGGATCGTCTCAAGCTGCGTGTCGTTGTAAACGTGCGTCGAATCATTCAGCGCGAGAATGTCTTCCATCCCGCCCTGGAATGACTGCCGGACGGTTTCGAGCGCGTCCTTAAAATCGACGCCAGTGACTTCGGCAGCGGCCTTGGCCGTGTCGATATAGTCCTGCATCTGGCCGGCGTTGAGTCCGTCGCCAGCCATATCGACGAGCGCCTTGCGGGCATCGCCGGCCTTGACGCCCAAAGTCTCCATTTGGCCGGCGAGATTGGCAAACTGCTGTGCGGTGACGGTCGTGCCTTTGCCAAGCTGCTGCACGATGCCGGCGCCTTCCTGAAGGCGCTTGGCTTCGTCGGTCGTCTTCTTGATCGCGGACGCGACGGAGATAAAAATAGCGGCCAGGCCGGCGAGCGGACCAGCGAAGCGAAGGATCGCCGAGAAAGCGCCTGGAATGATCTGCCCAATCTGTGCGCCCTGCTGCAAGAAGACGCGCATCGGATTCTGGCCCGAAGCGATAGAGACGACAATATCGTTCACCTGGAATCCCAGGTTTTGCATCTCATTCGGCGTCAGCCCGAAGAGATTGCCCTTGCCGGTCGTTTTGGCCGTCACCTTCGCCTGCGCGGCCGCCAAGCGCGTCGCCTGCGTCGTAAGCTGCGCTTGCGCTGCCCCGAGATTGCGCGTGTCCACGCCGGCCTTCGTGAGCGCGGCGCCGAGCGTGTTGAGCTTGGCCGATTCGCTCTGGAAGGCTCGGCCGGCATTTTCGAGATTGGCTTCAGCCTGCTTCAGCGCGTTCGCCATCTCCTGCGTCGGCGCGTCGGCCGTCCGCATCGTCTGTGCCAGTTGGAGCACTTCGGCCTGGGCCGCGTCCATTGCAGCCTTAGCGCCGTTCACGGCGGCTTCCTGGGCCTGGAAGTCGTCGATCAGCTTCGAGATCGCGGAGATGCCGGCAGACGCGGACTGAAGGTTATTGATCTCGGCGTTGTATTCCGACATGCGCCGCTTCGCGCCATCGGTCACGGTTTCGGCTTGCGCGATAACTTGGTCTAGGCCGCCAAGCGTGGCACTCGCCGCCTGCGTCGGCTGAAGGATGCTCTGAATCGTGTCGGCGAATCGCTGTGCGCTCGCGGCGGCCGTATCGACTTGCGGGCCGAAGCGCGAGATATCCCGAGCGCCGGCTTCGATATCCGTCGCCATCTGACGGAAGCCCTGCGTCGCCTTAAGCCTGGCAGCGGCCGCATCCGCTTCGTCGAGCGCGGCGGCCATTGCCCGAGCACGCTGCGCGGCGTCGGCCGACGAACGATCCCCAAGCTCGGCGTTGAGCGCGGCCATGCTCGACTGATCCTCGCGGATCGCCGCCTGAAGAGCTTGCAGCTTGTTCTCAAGCGTTGAGATGAAGGCAATCTGCGCCTGGGGCAGTCCCGAGCCGGCCGCAAGCTGATTGAATTGCTCCATCTCGGCCACGGCCGCGACGTTGGCCTTGCCGGTTGCCTGCTTGCCTTTGAACGTGTCGAGCGCGGCGGCAGCGTCTCGAAGCGCCCGAGCCGTTTCAATCGCGGCCGTGCGAATACGATCCTGCGTCGCAGCGAAGTCCTTGGAGTCGCCGCCAGCCGCTTCGAGC